TGCAAAGTGTGTGGAATCCGATGCCGTCATACCAAATGCCGTCAGCGCATCTGTTACAATATCGGAAGTAGCTGCCAAGCCTTCTCCAGATGCTGCTGCCAGATTCATAATCCCTTCAATGCCACTCAGCATGTCTCCGGTTTTCCAGCCGGCCATAGCCATATATTCAAAGGCTTGTGCCGCCTGTGTAGCAGTAAACGCCGTTGTCGCGCCCATGTATTTAGCTTTTTCAGCCAGGGCGGCCAGTTCATCCCCGCTCGCCCCGGAAATAGCTTGTACCGTTGACATTTGCGACTCAAACGAGGCGAACGTGTCCACACAATCGCGGAGTGTGTCCGCGATCTCTTTTACCGCCTTTGCTACCCCCGCCGCGGCCAGGGCTGCGGCAAGCTGGTTTATACCATCTGTCGCCCCCTTGGCCTCATTTCCAAATTCATCTATTGACTTTGCGTGTTCGTCTTTGCTGTTTTTGGCCTCGTCTTGATATTTTTTGTTCTTTTGTATTTCTTCGTCCAGGTTATAAAGATCGGCATTAGCGTTATTGAGCTGTTTTTGCCAACTCTGGACGCCCCGCTCCGCCGCCGCCTGTCCGGCCTGGGCCTCCTCAAGCTCTGTATTCCATTTGTCGAGTTCCTCTGTCAGGGCTTTTTGCTCCTCGGAGGTGTCCCCGGTTGAATTTTTCAGCTTTTCTAGCTCTTGTTCGCACCTGCTAATATTTTCCCTTGCCGTCGTGACGCGCTGGGAATACTGCTCCTGTGCTGCTTGGCAGTTTTTGAGCGCCTCCTCTAAGGTCGATACCTTCTCAACCTGTTTTTCGTACATATTTTGAAGGGTATTCCCTTTTTCAGAGAGTGCGGCTAAACTGTTCGCGTTACCCTTAAAGGCGGTTTCTACGAGGTTTAGTTGCGATTTTAGCGTTGATAGTTCCGAATTACACGACGCTATGGCCTGTTTGTATCCGGCCTCCCCCTCGACGGCGAGCTTTGTCGAGATCGTTCTTGTCGCCATAGTTTCGGCTCCTTTCTATGGTAATAATCAATTTTCTACTTGACATTACCATATTTTCGGGTGATAATCTGACTATGAAATGCGACGATTTTCGCATTATAAAAAGTGAGGTGTTTTCTGTGGCCTTGATTTCATGCCCCGAGTGCGGAAAACAAATATCCGACTCGACTCCTTCCTGTCCGCATTGTGGTTATCAGCTTTCCGCAAATGGCGCTCCATCCGCTCCCGCTCCGACTAAAATCGGAGATATTTCCCAAAATTATGCCGTCGGCCTTTCCATGCTCGCCCTCGGTATCTTCTTTTTGTTTGCCGCGGTCTTTGCTTTCATCATGTTCTTACCGCTCGGCGTTCTTGTTGTTTGGATTCCTCTCGCTTTGATTGCCCTTGGAATCCAGAAAATCAGCGGGACCCGCTCGATCTGCTGTCCGTACTGCGGTAAGCCCGCCGAGGTTGGGAAAAATTTTGAAAATCACAAATGCCCCGCTTGCAAAAAAAGAAGTGTACGAGATAACGACTATCTCAAGCCCGTTTTATAGTACTGCCGCCGGAGAGGTCCGCCTCTCCGGCGTTATTCGTCCTCCGGTTCCGTCCTTCTCCGCACCCCCCGGGCCCGGAGGTATAGCTCGAACAGGTCCGCCACTTCCCCGGGCGGCATGAGGAGGGCGTCTTTCGGCGATAGGCCCGCCGCTATTCCTTCCCGGAGATACTCCACCCGCGTTACTTCGTTTTTTTTTGCGTGTTTAGTTCCGCAAGGCCGAGGTCTACCTCGTCATTTTCCGGCTCGATCTCCCGGCCATACCCGAGGGAGATCGCCGCCGGGATTGCCAGCTTGAGGGCGACGATCTCACTCGGGGCGGCGGTTGCCGCAATCGTCGAGGCGTCGAGGATGGGCTCCGGGTCATACCCGAAATTTCGCCGGACAAGCTCCCCCTGTTCGGCCAGGAGCGCGGCGGCCTCACAAGCGATAGAAAAGCCCTCCCTGGTATCCGCTTTCATGTTGTCGAGGAGCTGGGACGTCCCGCCGAATTTGTCCCGCATTTGAAACATAGCCTCCCCGGTAAAGGCGAGGTATCGCACCCGGCCCGCAAGGTTGATTTTTACGCTTTTCATAGCGCCCTCCTGTAAATTCTTGTAGGGAGGCGGGTTGTCCCGCCTCCCTGTGTGTTACTCCGTCAGGGTATAGTGAGCCTCCAGCACGTCGGAGGCGGCGAATCCCTCAGCGGTGGCGATCGCCTTAATCGTGGTCTCCTCCGTAATCTCAATGGGGGAGGAATATGCGGGGGAGGTCTCGGTCGGGTCGGAGCCGTCTGTGGTATAGCGGATCACGGCGTCCGGCGTGGTGGTGGCGAGGGCAACGGTCGCGCCGCTGGCGACCGCACCCGCCGCAGGCGTGGCCGTGGGCGTGGCGGCCCGTTTCTTCCCCTGGAGCTGTTTCTTGATCCAGTCGATCGCCTCGGGCTCCGTCTTAAACTCCTCCGTAAACCTCCAGTCGCCCGTCTCACAAGCGAACACTGTAAAAGTCGTGTTGTTGGTCCCGAATGTGATACTGTCGGTTTTGGTCTGCGCGGTGTCGTTTCCGAGGGCGGCCTTGACGAGGGGATAGAAATAGCCCTTGTAAAGGACCTTTTTCCGCCTCATAAGTTTCTTGAAGTACGCAAGGCCGCCCGCCGGGGGATCGTCCCCGACATTGTAGCGGACCATTTTCCCCTCTACGGTGCAACCGTACACGACGCCCGCGACGGGGTCCTCCATGTCGTCGGTCTCCATAGCGATAGAGCCGGAGGAAAACTCCTCCACACTCTCGGCGAGGCCGTCGTCGGCAAAGAGCTTGCCGGAGGCGAGGTTTACGGTGAGGTCCGCCTTGACGAGGCGGCCCACCCGGACGGGTTCCTGGTCCTTGTAGACCGGGAGCTTGCCCTCCGGCTCCTCCGCCACGGGGTTAAAATAGGGATATTTCGCCCCAAAACTTGCCATAGTAAAACCTCCTAAAATTTATAGGTTTCTGCTGTCGAGAAATTGGTTATAGACCCGCTCTCCGGCGTCTATCGCCTCTTTCTCTTTCTTCTTGTTCGCGGCGTCGATCGCGGGGCGGGCGGCTATGTGCCGCCCCGGTGCCCCGTATTCGTTGATAAAAGCGATCTCGGCGTTTCTTGTGGACCTCCCGCCGCGCTTGCGGGTCCCCTGGGGGTAGATGGTGAGGGAGCGCCCGTCCCGATCTTTTTTGACCTTCCCCTTTTTGACTGACTTCGAGGAAATTCCCAAAGAGTGCGGGCCCTTCCACTGTTTTTCAATCTCGGCCCGCTGGGCCGGGAGGATCACGTCGGCCTCCGCCTCAAGGATGCCCTCAATCACGCTGTCCGGTAGGCGAGCCAGGGCGGCGAAATCGTCGGAGAGGGCGTCGAGCCCATTCACGGTGAGGCGTCCCATTCTCTTTCATTCCTCCTCTAAGCCCTCGACGGTTTCGCACTCAAAAACATGGTGCTGACCATCTTTGTCCGAGGCGTTGGTATAGGCCGGATAGGTGAAGCCCGCCGAGGCGAGGGCTTTCTTAACGGCCCGCCGCTTTGCGGTAATGTCATAGCCGAGAGGGGCGTATAGATGGACCTGGACGGAGACCCGCTCCTGTTCCGGCTCGTCGTCCCCGTAATTGATCGGGGTTGTGTGGTAATTGAACGTGATGTAAACCGCTTTCTTGCCCTCGTAGGCGTCCGCCTCTGCGGGCGCTATAGGCTCCAGGACGGCCCGCAAGGTTTCATTGATACTCACCCCGCCCCCTCCTCGTCCGGCTCCTCCTGGGCCGTTTCTGGCGGCTCCTGGGCCTCTTTACAGTTGAGTTCGTAGGTCTCGCCGCTTTCGGTGTAGGCCCTCACGACCTCATAGAGGCGGCCCTCGTACTCCACGAGGGTCTCCTCCTGGTAGTCCGCACCCCGCACCTCCAGGACGAGGGCGATCTTGTCCCCGGCCTGTTTTGCCGTGTAAAACTCGGAGCGCGTGGCGGTCTTTTTGTTGGCGAATACCTCCCGCCGCGTCTTGACCGTTTCCTTGTAGCCGTTCGGTTTTACCCTTTTTTCCTCTCGAATGAGGGCGGCCTCGTCTCTCCAGTACACGGCTACACCTCCCCGCCGACGTAGTCCGAGGACATAGTGAGGGAGACCTTGAGGCGTTCATAGACGGCCCGGAATTTTTCCGCGTCCTCATTATCGAGGCCAAACTCCGCCTTGATATAGTTCATAACCGCCCGCTTAATGAGCGGGTCCGCCTCGTCCTGGGCCCGCTCGGGGAGGACTCCGCCGAGGGCGAGGTCCTCCCGGGCGGCGCGGATCAGGTCCACGATCTCCCCGTCAAACGCTGTCGACTTCGTTCGTACAGCCTGCCTCCCCGCGGCGAGATACTCCTCCGAGACGTCCGCCGCGGGTTCCCGGGCGGCGGGGCCCCGGCCCGTGCTCTCGCTCATGCTCCGCCTCCTTACGCCCCAGCGCTGGCCTTTTTCTTGATACGGAGGAATCCGTTTTCGGTGATAACATTCCCGCCGATCATAGCCTCGCCCATGACGGCGAGGAGGCCCTCCGCGAACTTATAGTCGCGGGAGACTTCCACGGTGTAGGGCCCGAACAAGTCGAGCTGATAGGCCAGGGGTTTCCCGTATGCCATGCAATAGGAGCCCGCCGCCGAGGTGGCCTTGGAGAGGGCAGGGAGCTCGTCCACAATGCAGAATTTCACCGCGAGGCCGCCGTCCTTGATCGTGCCCGTGGTGGTGCTGTTCTCGGAAAACTCAATTTCGTAAACGGCCTTTTTCTCGCTGGTCCCGCGAATGTCGCCGAACGCGATCAGGTCGTCCTTGTTGAGGAGAAGAACACCGCCGCCCTCGACGTTGTTCGCGCCGCCATACTTGAGGGCAATCGTGCGGAGGGTTTTCTCGTCGATCTTGCCGATCTCCACGTCGGAGCCCGCCTCAATGGCCGCGGCCTTGAGAATACCCGTCGGCTCGGGAATGGTGGCCGCGGGGTCCCCGGTGACAATGAGGCCCCCGGTTTTCTTGCGGAGGGCGGTCAAAGCGCCCTCGGAGACCCGCCCCTGGTAGTTGAGGGGGGTCGTGCGCTGGATGTTCCGGGAGACATAGGACAGAGTGGAGATCAAAACGGGGGTAATCTTGGCGATACGGAGGACGGGGTCCGTGGTCGCGGGGGCGGTTCCGTCGTCCTTCTTGGTGGCCGCCGTCTGGCCGCCGCTTACCTCGTAGGCCACGGAATCCTCTCCCATACCGTTAGCGTCCACGACGCGGACCATGTCCACGATCCCGGAGACGATGTTCTGGCCGGGGTTGATCCCGGAAACGCGGGTCGGCTGGGCGATATTCCCGCTCGTGAGGGTGAGGGAGCGGCAAAGGGCGTCGGTTGTGATCTCCATAGTCCCGCCCGCGGCGAAACGCTGGGCGCGGGCCTCCACGTCCTGGAGGGGAATCCCCTGGAGGTCGGCGAGGTAGGCGGCGCGGCTCTCCACGCCCGCGGGGAGGCCGCTCCGGTTCTCTCCGCCCCCGGCGATCGGGTTCACGGGGCCGGGGGTAGGATCGCCGGAGCCCCGGTCGCCGTGGCCGCCCTGCTGGCCGTTCCGGCCCTCCAGGCCCGCCCCGCCATTGAGGCGGCGGGGCGCGGCCTCCCGGCGGTCGCGGTCCCGCTCCTCGGCGTCCC